TACCTTGATAAGATTCTATAACACCATCAACAAGAGCATCAATTCCTTCATAATAACCTTGTAATGCTTTGTGTTCAGAATATGATTTAGTACCTAAATGGAATATATGTACTTGAGTTTGTGAGTGAAGTAATTGGCAAACCATATCACAGAAATCTTCATTGTGATTTGAAGAAGTTTCATCATCTTGATCTTTATCTTCATTTTGATCGTCATCTTCGTCTTCTTCTTGTTCCCAAAGATTTCTTTTCTTTAGTTCTTCTTTCAATTTTTCACTTAAATCAAACTTATCCATAATATATTTTTTATTATAAATATCATCAAGTTTTTATTTTTCAACCAAATCTTTATCGTGTATGACTACAAATTCCTCAAGGAACCACTCATTGTATTTTTGTACTTCTTTAACTATCTCAGGATAGTCAGTCCAAACTTTAACTCCTTCATTCTCAGGACTGTATTCATTATCAACCAAATATTGAACTACCGAGTTTTCTTCGGTTGTTATGAATCCGTGAGCAAAATATCTTGGCACATATACCTCATCACCCTCTTTCATATCAAAAAAGAAAATTTTATTATAATCTTCTGATACCATTCTAAGATCAACAACAAAGTCTAATATCCTACCAGATATAACTTTAATTAGTTTGGCTTGAGCGTATTCATTCTTTTGAAAGTGTAACCCCCGAAGTGTGTATTTACGGGGGTTTACACTAATATTACTCTGTAACCAATTCTTATCTAACTTGGCAAGATCTAATGGGCTGAATGTCCCTCTTTTATCTCTAAAGACTCTGTTTTCAATAAAGTGTGCTTTCTCCATTATAAAAATTGTATTTCATTTGTTATTGGGTTCCAATCAATGTGCCAAGGTAAATGAGCGTATAAGTATCGTTCATTCAATACTGCAGCATTGAAGTAGTGTGTATGTCCATCATAGTAATGTCCGTAACCAGTATGGATGTGTCCGCAGATATGGATCTTTGGTTTTATTTGTTTGATTCGTTCTGCAAGTAACTCACAACCCAAGTGATCATTTCGACGACCTTCTACATCATCCAAGAATCCCCAAGCTGGACCGTGAGTAATCAAGATATCAATATCTTCAGGAATCATATCCCATACCGCCTTCAACTCTTCACCATTTCGTGGTAAGTTAAACGCCCAATTATAGAACTCAGGTTGCCATGGACTACCCCAAATTTTAACAGTTTGTGTGTTATTATCATGTGGGTCACCATCTCCAACTGTAATCCAATCATCTTGTAGGTAATTGATAGTGTCATATTCAGATAAGATACTTTTGACTTTCTCAACATTGTTTTGAAATCCCCAATCGTGGTTACCAGAAATAAACACTTTATGGTGGTAGTTGTTTAAACCATTATACCACTTAGCAAACTCACGGATCTCGTGTTCGTAACCCATAGAAGAAAGGTCACCGGCATGTAATAATAAATCACCACCCTTCAAATCACCTGTAACGTGTTTGTGTTTGTTGTGAGTGTCAGAAATTATTGTAAGTATCATATTACAAATTTAATAAATTTTTCCCAAATTCAATTCAAAATAGATATTAAAACATAAAAATGTTCCAACACATATAAAACAATTATCATAGAAACTAAATGTTATTCCCAATCCAAGTCCTCTGAAAGTACTTACGAAAAATTCTAATCTTTTAAACATATTTTTGTTCTTTTCATATCATATGTCGATTCAAATCGATACATATAGTTTATCATTTCCATTTTTGGAATTTGCTTATCCCACTTTTGTTTGAAGTTTTCAAATAATTTTTTTGAAGTTAAAAGTTGTTCGTAAGTTTCACAAGAACTTACAATTTTTGTAATATACTGAAAGTCATCTTCGTAAGCCATTTTTAATCTTCTATTTTTTCCCATTTGTTATCGTGATTATATTTAAAACTACCTATATGTTCTCTCTTCCACTCGTTTGGAGATATCAAAGATAGAAATATTTTTCCATCATTAGCATAATATAGGTGATAAATTTTTCCAATAACTGGTTCAAAACTAAATTTTGATTTATAGACCAAGTCATTCCATTTATATTCGTCAATAAGTTTTTGATATTCTTTTTTTAATTGTTCAAACCTATCTTCAAATTGTTTGTTAACATTCAAAACTCTTGGTTCTTTCCAATGTTCTATATTTAAAACTTTAATTGCAGGTGCTCCTACATTACTACCATAAGGAAGTAAACCAGGGTTGTCGGAAACATTATCAGGTTTGTTTGACATTATAAAGTTTCAATTTTGTCTTTAATTTTTTTAATTAGATATTCATCTGTTATACTTTCAGTTGCCAAAATTTCTTTTAGTAAATTTTCTGTTTCTAATTTTCCTTTGACTTTAACCCTGTGAGTTGCATTTAATTGGACCTCGTATAGTTTATAAGCAACCTCATCAACTTTCTTCAACTTAGTAATGTATTTTTCAATACGTTGGTCAAGTTTTCGTCTTCGTTCCATATTAGTTATTGTTGGAATTGCTTTGTATAATTCATCCAATCTTCCTTTAAGATATTGAATCTCTCCGAACTTAAGTATTTCTTGATCTGTCATTTTTTGTGGATTGGGTTTTTACAATTTCCTTTATGTGTTCCCCAAGCACGAGTGCCAATTCCTACCTTGATGTATTCACACTCTTGGTAAGTGTATTCAGTTACATTTGTAATTTCTGTTGGAATTTCTTTTTGTGATTTTTGTTCTTCACAGGACACTAAAGACATAAAAACGATACCAAGTAAAAATCCAAGTATGATTGTAAATAATGGAGCAACATCAGGACCTTCTTTGATCATTCTTGGTTTTACTCTAATAATTTTGTTTGGGTCTGTTTTAGTTTTTTTCATACCCGAAAAATAAATGATTTGTGTTGTTAAATCAACTATGGTTTTGAATAAAATTTGATTTTGTTTTTAGCATTTTCTATTAACCAATAATCAACACAAGGTATTTTTTCTAAAAACTCCAACTCGTGTTGATAACATACAACTTCTTCAAGATTAGGTTTTAGGTTGAAGTTTGTTCTTTTAAAGAATAAATGTAGGGATTCATGAACAAGTATCGCAGAAATGTTATAGATATTTCCGTCTTTCATTTCTCTTGTTGGGATGGTGATTGTACTATCTCCTTCTGTCGTTGAGAATCCTCCGTTCCAATACGCAACATTAGAGCAGTTCTCCATAATTAGATAATACTTCTGAACATCATATTTCTTTATGGTGTCTAAAGCTTGTTCTACTTTATTTTTCCAACCATCTCCAACATCTGCAATACGGATTTGCGAGAAAGATGATGACCAAAACATTAACAATATCAAAAGTTGCCATATTTTCATATTTTGATAACGGCTTCGTGAATAGCCTTTTTTAGTGCTGATGATACTGTCATCTTTTCAAAAGGTAACATACCCTCTTTTACTTCAATCATGATTGCTTTAATCTCAGTTTCAGATTCCCCAATACCTTCATAACATTTACCATCGTAATATAATCTTACACCAACCTGTGTAACTGATTCTGTTTTCTCAACACCAACAATTCTAATTGTCGTTTTCGGTAATCCAAAGTAATACACCTCAACATCAATATCCTTTCCATCTTCAGATAAACAAAACTTTTCAGACAGTTCGTCTTCAACAATTTGTCTAATACCAAAACGAATGTCTCGGTTTCCCATTTCTTTTAATTTAGCTGTGTTGTAAACTGAATCAACATAAACACATTGTTGAGCCATTGCGAGGTTACCAAGTAGTAACATACTGAGTAGTAAGATTATATTTTTCATAATTTTAATTTGTTATTCCTGTTCTTATAACATGAAAGTTAGTTGATCCCCCATTCACAGGTGTTATAGTCATGGACTGAACTCCAGGATATAAAACTCTGAGATCTGTGGTTCCTACATTTATCGCCGACCATTGAGCCGGTGTGAATATTCTATAGTTAGGTGAGAACCAAGATGTAAATCTTCCTGAAATTCTTCCATAAATATTATACGAATCTGAAACAGTAATTTTAGTATCTCCGTTAATGTCCATTTGATACCACAACTTTGAGTTCATTGTTGTGTTATTTAATAAAATCATAAGAGGAGCTCTAGCATCTGTAATCGTATATGATGTAATTGGTATTGTTTCCAACCTTACTTCGAATACAAAGGATTGAGCGTCTAAATTTGGAACTATGTTATAGTAACCTGATGCGTTTGTAAGATAAGTTCCTTTTAGCGTGAAAACTGTTTCTGCTGGTGATGGTGTGAATCTTACACTCGAATTTGAGGTAGACCAAGCAGATGCGTTTCTTCCTCCTACAGGAACCACATTTGTATTATCAATATTCACAAGACCTGCTGTTGAGTTATTACCAGTACACAATGGTTTTGATAGGTAATTTATGTCGATTGTGTTAGAAGTTTCAGTAAGAACAAACTGAAAGGTGTGTAGGTTTGATCTACATCCATAATGTGGAACTGAATTAAAGGACACCACTAATTTTCTATTCGGTGCTGTCCCTATTGTAGTATAGTAAATGTTTGCAGATCCTGGAAATAAATCTTCCCAATCTGCCATGATAACATTCCTTGGTGATCCTGCATTTGGTATGTATGCTGCGGTATAACCTGTTGTTTGATTCGCACTAAATCCAATCCACCCATTTGAACCTACGTAAAATTGGGTATAGTTATTACCAAAAAAGGTAAAAGTAAATCCAATGTTGAATGGTCCATGAGTTACATCGTCTGATGAAGGAATCACGGTTCCTGCATTGTAAGCAGCAGCAGTACTGTAAGTGGGAAATGTTACTTCATAAGGGTCAACCCTTCTACCATAAAGGTTTACCGCTACATTTGATATACCTTGATTATTTGCACCATAAACATAACCCGAATATGTAAATGGTTGAGCATCTAAAGAAAAGAAAGTAAAAAGGACTATTGTCCAACTAATAATCTTGTTCCACATGTTATTGTATAATTTAAAGTGTTTACCTTGATTGCCCACGCCCCTCCTGCATTTATATTGAATTTAAATCTTTTCGTTATACTTATGTTAGTTCCTAAACTTGGTAGAATAACATAAGGTGATTTCAATACTAAATCGTTATAGTAACTTACATATGGTGAATAGACAAATAAAGTCATTAACTTTATATCTATTCTTTTACCAAACTTTAAGTCGTACATTCCACCAGCAATAAGTGCTGATCCGATAAATGGTGTTTTATAGACCTGTCCGTATGATATTGTTCCCATATAAACCGCTTTAAGACTCGGCACCTTTGGGAACATGAACATTTGTCCTCCCGCCAAAGTACCATAAACAGATCCCCTACCTTCAAATCCTAAAGATAAAGTTCCTGATAAAAGTCCCACACTCCTTTTGTTGATCCATGCGTGATATCCTGTCATGTTTGGTCCTCTCTGTGCCGATACATAATCAACTAAACCACCACGAGCAGTTTCACCGTCCCAACGCATGTTATGATATCCCCCTGTTAATTTTAATCCTGTTCTAACTTCAGAGTTTTGAAAGTTAAAACCCACAAAGTCGCTTGATGCAATGACTGTGGGTTTTCCACCTTCCCTATTCTGATTTACTGTTTTGGTTGCCCCTTGGGTAATGTTTGTTTGTCCTCCTTGTTCCTCTGTTTGGGTTGTAGTTTCCTCCCCATTGGGTGGGTTTCCACTATTATTCCCCATACCAGAGTTCCCACCGTTATTAAAACCATTACCGTTAGGGTTAGTTGAAGAACCATTATTTGTTACTTCTTGGTTTGTTTGATTATTTCCTTCACCATTCCCACTAGTCCCATTCCCACTAGACTCCCCAGTATTGCCACCGACAGAAGTATTGCTATTGTTTTCATTTGTATTAGTGTTTTGATTGTTTATAGGCTCGATAGCCTGTGAATTTCCATTCTCATTTGATCCACCCTCAGTTGTAGTTCCTCCTGCTGATGTTGGATTTTGAGTTCCACCATTTTGATTAGTGGTTCCATTTCCTCCGTTGTTTGAACTTGTTTCATTTGTTCCAGAAGTGGTTGTACTTCCTTCATTAGTGTTACTTGTTCCATTATTTTGTATTTGATTGTTATTGGTCGTGGTGTTATTAGTATTTGTTGTTGTATTATTATTTCCACTTCCATTTTGGGAACTATTCCCATTCTTCTTGTTACCTTTGTTTCCGTTAGTGTTAGAAGAATTAGATGCTGCGGTTAAACTACCGCTAAGAAAATCTGTGGCTCCGTTTGATATGTCCATTAAAGATGATAATGAGTTGATAATACCTATCGTGTTTAATGCGACATCTTGAGCCATGTTTATTTGACCACCAAGTCCAATTATTTCTGAACAAGGAGATCCGTCATATTGTGAAAAAACTTGGTTGACCCAAGTTTCAAAAGTTCCATCGACAAATTGTTGTTGAGTGAAGTTCTCGACAAAACCATAATACCCCACCGTGACTGAGCCATTGATGGGGACTATGATATTTTTTACATTTCCAGTACAAGGATCGGTGTAAGAATAGTTGTAGGTCTGTGCGTTTAGATTGAAGAAACTAAACAAGACGAACAACAAAGATATACAAATGTTTATTCTCACTTTGGAAATACACCTTTTGATATAAGTCTAGTTACAACTCTTGATGAAGCTGTCTCTAAAGCTTTTTTTGTAGATATACCTACAGTTGATTGGTTGAATTTAACATCATCTGAGATATCACCCAAGATTGATGTTGTTTTAATTGTTACTGCTTCTCCAAGTCCTGATCCTACAATCACTTGACTTGTTTCAGCATCTACAAATTTGATCTGAAGACCTAATCTTGTAGTTTGATTTACGGTTTGTTGTCCATTAACTTTTACAACTTCGTCTTCTGATACTGAGAAATCATATACCTCAATATAAACAAAGTACTTAGCCAATACAACATTACCTTTCACTTCGATTTTATTTGAAGATACTCCCTTGTCTGATGCTTTATCTTGTGCAATCATTCTTTGTTTGATCTCTTCCTTTTCTTCGGTGAAAATAAATCTGTTAGTGTATTCCAAATATTCAATTACAATATTTGTTACACCAAGACCTACTCTTTTATCTTTTAACTCAGGATATAATTCGTAAAGTTCTTCATTAATACCAATCTTTAGTAATTGGATTGGAACTTGGATTGATCCGTCGTAATCAGCAACCGAGTCTATTGATTGTTTCTTTTCAAAATCAGCAACATATTGTTCTGTCTTAACAGAGCCAATACCCCCTCCTGTTTGAGGGGGCTGGGCTTGTAATGTTTTACATCCAATCAATAAAAGTGGTAATATGTAAAGTATTCTTTTCATTACCCTTCTACTTCTTCTTCTTCGTTGTTCTGATTTTTACCTGACAAATATTTGTCAACTGAAGCAATTCCAAATGAACCTAAAGTGATCCATAAAAAACCATCGTAGATAAATTTGTTGATTGGCATTTCTTGTCCGTGAAATCCTGTGTAGATATCTACACCTAAACAAATTACCATCATTAAAAATGATCCGAAACCTACGATTGATTTTTCGTTGATGTCGTTTTGATCCATAAACATTCTTACTAAGAATGATTTTTTTGTTTTCTTTTGTGCCATTTTATTTTTTTATTTATTGTTTATTACCAAGACTCTTCCTCTTTTTTAGGTTGAGGTTGGGTTGGTTGTTGAGCCGCAGGTTTTTCGATAATTCTTTCACGAATTACACCACCACCATTATTGTTCTCAGTTTTTTGTTTATTCTCTTGATTTTGTTGTACGTTAATAGTGATTGGTGCTTGACCTCCAGACTGTTCTGTTTTTGTTTCCTCTTTTGGTTCTTCCTCACCTCCACCATATAACATAACACCTAACCATGTTCCACCACCAGCAATTACTGTTGATAATGTACCAACGATGGTCTTTTTTAATCCTGACCACGTTCCGTCGTTTGTGTCTTGTGTTTCTTCTGACATTTTGTTTTTGTTTATTTTGAGTTTATTGTTTTACAATTTTTGAAACTTTAGTTTCTCCGTTTTCCATAGTTAATGTAACTAAGTAAAGTCCTCTTTCTAAACTACCTAAGTTCTCAACATAGTTATACTCTCCGTTTGGTAATTGACCATCCAAGATTGTAATTAACTTTCTTCCAACAACATCCGAAATTGATAGGTTTGCGTTTGTTGTTTCTTTAACTTCAAATGAAATGGTAACTTCATCAACTACAGGATTAGGAACTACAGAGATTGTATTTCCAATCACCACACCCATATTACTCTTTAGTACTTGAAGTATTCCATTTGTCGGTGTGATTGTTAAATCTTCAGACTGAGTTGTCCCTGCGAATTTCAAAGAAGTGTAAAGAGGACTTTCTTCCCATAGGTTCTGTGGTTGTTTTGCGATAAATTGTAAAGTCACAACCTCATCACCATCTACTAATGGTTGTTCATTATTTGTAGGATCAAATCCACCCCAATCAACTTGACCATCGTTTGGATTTACATATGTAATCCATTCCATAGCATTTGATGAAGAATACACACCTTTAAATTCTAATAGGTCAGTATCATATTTCAATCCAAACTGAAGTGATGATAACTCTTCTCCGTTTGTGAAAACTTTAACAGGTAATTCAACCAAGTTTCCAGCTTCAACAGAAATGTGAGGAACATTTACTTCAATTGTTGATGTTGGGAAATCATACTCAACTTTAGTATCAATTACATTATAGATTTGTGACTCTAAACCTGGTATGGGTCCAACCAATACTTCAATTGGAGTAACACGAGCCATGTTGTAACCTGTACCGTTAGCGTCACCAGGAACCATCACATAATAAACCACAGAGTCAGGTTGACCCGGTAAGATATCAAATGTAAAGTTTGTTACCCCTGCGATTGTTGATGTGTAGTTAGTTGCCGATCCGTTAATAGTTGTATATTCAGATGCAGTAAAGAATTTAACATCTTTTGTGTTGTTAGGCCATACGTTAAATCTTCCTGAGATTCTACCAAACACACCCCATACATCAGATATAGTTGTACTATTAGAACCATTCACATCTGCCGTGTAGTAATCAAATCCAGTCATAGTTCCGTTACCTAAAACCCACTGATTGATTAGCTGAGCATCTGTTGACGAAATAATATTACCAACACCCATTGTGTCTCCTTGAATTGCAAGTCTCACATCCCAATATGTAGTATCTAATGGAACTGAGATGTTGAAGTCCCCGTTGATATCAGTAACATAAGTAGAATGTTGTGTCCAAGTGTTTCCACCAAATGGTCTTCTCTGTAATGCTAAATTCAGATATTTGGCAGGAGAACCTGTAACGTTTGTGAACGTTCCATGATAAGCAAAGTTCACAGGAGTAAACACACCACCATAGTTATGGACACTTAATGTTGTGTCCATACCATCTTGTTTAGCGGCATATGGTGTAAAAGACTGAGGTCCCGTCCAAGTTAAGTTGGAGATAGACGCCAAGTTATTAAATGTTGCCGCTGGTGCGTGAGTAAAGGTAATTAGAAATCTCTCACCATTTGGAATCGTGTAAGTCGCACTTGGACCTGTATAAACCAAAGTAATGGTAATGTATCCATTTGTTGTGTTGGTGATAAACTGAAGGTCTAAGTTTGTTGATGATCCGATAAGAGATACGGTTGCATTTGTAAACGCTACATTATCGTAGAATACTCTAAACTGTACCCCTGCAAATTTTGTAAGGGTTGTGTTTTGTAATGTAATCTTTGCGTTTGTTGTGCCTTGTGCTGTTGTCCCAACTTGATATTGGGCTGCAATGATACCCCACAATCCGTTTGATGGTGCTGCGGGTACTTGAGCTTTACCAATGAATGGTAAAAAGAATAAAAGTCCGAATAACAGACTTTTGAATTGTTTCATTTACGTGGTTCTTAAGTTTTAGTTTTTATTTTATGTCTGTTGATTCAATCAATGTGTAAGTAAAAGAGTTTCCGTGAGTATCTCTAGCCTTTCTACAGATTTTCATAAACGCTTCAAAGTCTGCGGATCTTTTGAAAACTTGACATCCTTCACTCCAATTTTCTACATAAGTTGAATCAGCGCCAGCTTTGTGAATGTTAATACCAAATACACCCTCAGCAATTTTTGTTTCGTCATAAGTTAAATCACGATTTGGGTCACGATAAACTTTAACATTTTTTGCTTGTTTTAATGCTTCGTACTTTCCTTGATGAAGACCGATTCCGTGTGAACCTCTGTATTGTCCTTCAACAAGTCTAGCAACTCCTGCGGCGTTGTGATATTCCATTACACCTTTTTTTCCAGGATCTGTGGTTGCTGGCCATTCGTGATATTTCCACGCACCTGTTTCATCTTTATAACTTATTGTTAATAAGTCATCAAACGCATTTGTTACCTTTTGACCGGTAGCAGCATTTCTTATACCTACAATGTTTACATCGAACCCTTTGTTGTTTGTGTCTTCAAAGTAAACATAACCTTTGGCTTTGACGGCAGCCTCGACCTGTTCTCTTGTGTATCCCATAATTCCCTTTTTCTAATAAGTATCTCAAAATTCACGAACTGAGGTTTTTTTTATAATAAAATCTTTACTTTGTCTGAGAATTTACTATTTATAGGAAAATCAAAAATTATGGTACTAAAAGTTGGGTCAGAAGGAGCTGACGTAAAAAAACTCCAAGAAAAATTAGGTGTAGAAGCAATTGGAAAATTTGGTCCTAAAACAGAAGCCGCGGTTAAAGCTTGGCAAAAAGCAAATGGTTTAAAAGATGATGGTATCGTTGGTGATGCCACATGGGCAAAACTATTTGGTGAGTCAAAACCTACCGCAGAAGTTATTAAAGAGGATGTGGTTATCCCATCAGGAGGTCCATTAAATATTGAAAAATTAAAGGGTCACATTCCTGATGCAGTTCTTGCACAGATACCTGAAACTGCCAAAAAATTCAACATCACAAATAATTTAAGACTAGCTCATTTCTTAGCGCAATGTGGTCACGAGTCAGGCGGTTTTAAAGCGGTTAGTGAGAACTTGAATTACTCTGCCGATGGTTTAAAGAAAATCTTTGGTAAGTATTTCCCTGGTAACCTGAATGAGTCTTATGCTCGTCAACCTGAAAAAATCGCATCTCGTGTTTACGCATCAAGAATGGGTAATGGTGATGAAGCATCTAAAGAAGGTTTTAAATTTAGAGGTAGAGGTTACATTCAATTAACAGGTAAGGCAAACTATACTAACTTTACAAAATTCATTGGTGAAGATTGTGTTGCGAACCCTGATTTAGTTGCAACCAAATATCCTTTAGCATCGGCAGCATTCTTCTTTGACTCAAATAAATTATGGTCAATCTGTGATAAAGGTACGGATGATGCAACTGTAACTGCAGTGACAAAGAGAGTGAATGGTGGAACTATTGGCTTACCTGATCGAATCAAACATTTCAAAGAGTATTATAACTTACTTAAGTAAAACACAAAACCCCGACTCAAATCGGGGTTTTTTATGTTATAATGTTTATATCACTTGTAGTTTCAATTACCACTCTTGCACCACAACTAAGTATTGGTTTGGTATCACAACCTGAACCTCCATATATTACTTTACTTGGTCCCAAAATTTCTACTTCATTACAGTAGGTATTTGTTTTACCTTCCTTTATTGTAATCACAGGTAGATCAGTTCCTTTTGTTTTGTTGGATCTGATGTGGTGTTGATTCACATGAATTCTTTTTACTTTTGGTCGTGCCATTTCCAACCTAACAATAGTTTGGTAAAGTATCTGTGAATTGCTTTTGGTTTTTGTTCAAAAAATACATGAAAACTTTTACCAATTTTATAGTACCCAACCTGTTTTTGTAACCCTCTTATATTAGGAATTTCTTCAGATCTCATTACCATTTCATCTTCCAAATTAACTTTATTTTCTTTTTTCTTTCTTGGTTTGTAAGTTTTTTTCTTTGGCATTACCGGTCTTTCCTTACTTACCGTTTCTTTTAATATTTCTTTTTCCATAATTTAATTTTAATTAAAAATATTTGGGTGTAAATATTTACTTTACACCCAATACTTCTTTCTTGTAATAATCATCAAACCCATCCAAGTAGTTCGTGATTGATTTGTTTTTATCCGCTCCGATTATCTCATCAATAAGTCCGAACTCTTTTGCTTCTTCTGAATTGTACCATCTATCTCTTGATGAAAAGTCTAATACCTCTTGGAATGTTCTACCGCAATTCTCCGCCAAGATCTTGAATAAAATGTAGTTATACTTTTCACCCTCCATTTGATCGATACGAGTGTCTTGGATGTTTCCTCGTGTTCCGTGACTTACTTGGTGTGTCATTACTTTTGAATGGATAAGTGATGAACGTTTTCCTTTTGTTCCTGATGATACAAGAACTGAACCCATCGATGCACACATACCTAAGTTTGTGGTCACTATGTCTGAACTTACATAGTTCATCAAATCCACAATACCAAGACCACACATTACTGAACCACCAGGACTATTAATATAAAGTGTGATGTCTTTCTTTTCAACTGAATCCAAAAACAATAATTGTGCTTGTACTATATCTGACATTCTTTGATCTACAGGCCCCGATAACCATAAGATACGGTCACGCATCAATCTTGAGAAGATGTCCATTTGAGTTACTCTCATTTCTCTCTCTTCCAAAATGTATGGGGTAAGTGATGCTTCAAACTGGTCCAACGCCAGTGAACTAATTCCTTCGCTCTTTGCGAAACTTCTAAACTCTTTTCCGTAATTCATCTTAATTTGCTTTTTCTAATTGGTCTTCGTTAAAAATGTGTAGTAATCCGTATTCATCCATCTCACCAACAACTCGTACATGTCCTTCTGCTGTTTGGAATACTGATACGATTGTACATGGGAACTTATACCCTTTTACTTTGATTGCTTTGTCTCCTACTTTGAACTTAGGTTGGTTTGACGGGAAATCTCCGTCTGATAATTGTGGGTCATCCCACGACGTGTTTGTTTGCATAATTTTTAATAAATTTTTATTGTTGGGTATTCTATAATCTCAACATGGTTTCTACACACTTGGTAATGTTTATCTAAAACCTCATCAAGTAATTCTTCTTTTGTTTTGGCGGTATATATCATATAAAAACCTCCATATCCCATATCAACACTATAACCAATATCTTTCCATCTACCAAACCATCCTTTTCTTTGGAGGTGGTAATTAGCATTTTTAGTTTTTACAAATCTGATTTTAATTGTTCTCATAATTTAATCAATTACGTCAGCTAAATACTGACCTGGACCTAATTTAACTTTGTATAATGTTTGACCTTGTGGTGCTTCCATTTGGTCCATCTCGTCCATCCAATTATCCCAATTTTTTTCCAACAAGTCAACAAACGCATCGTTATTACCTCTGTCTTTGTATCGTTGGATGTATTCATCTTTAATGTCTCTGTTTGGGTAAACCAACACAAATGGGATTCCTTTTTTAAGAAGTGCGTCTCTCACATCTTTATGTGATGATACTAAGATCTTATCTATTTTTGGATCCTGAATGTTTCTTTCAATATGATCAATGTAGTTGTCAGGAAAATTTTTCTTATCAAACTTTGAACTATCACTGTCCAACACATTTCTATCTGTTGTGTTGAAATAGGTTGTCTTCCCTACACCGGGGAATGCTGAATATACTTTTGTCATCATATTATTTTTTTATTCTATATCCTTTATACCATAAATCAATTCTGAAAAACCAATTACCATCGTGTTTTCCAAAACCAATTCTAATCATTCGATTATTGTGGTCAAGTTTTATTTTATCAATTTTCATTTTTTTAATTTTAATTTTTATATCTGTAATTGTCAAACTTTTTGTTTTTACTTTTAACTCTCCATCTAATAGTTACCATAGGTATGTTAAGTAATTTAGACGCTTCACCGGCAGACCTATATTCAATATCATCAATTATTATAGGTATATTTTGTTCTCCATTATAAGTTCCTTTTCTAAATTCACTTAATTTTCGTTTTGTCTCTTCTGTATGTTGTTTTCCAAAAAATGGATTTTTATCACCACTCTTATCTCTACAATTTATACAAATATTGTTGGTTGGTAATATTTTTACACCGCATTCACAATATTTAAAACTTGTACCACCTTTCCAATTTGGATTTTTATCCATCGGTTGGGAATGTTTTTCTTTTCTTTCATCTTCAGACATTAATTCATATCTTTTTTTAACTGATTGAGTCATTTTACGAACAATGTCTTCTTTATTTGGGTTTTTTGTAAGATTATCTCCTCCACTTGATTTAATCCCTATATTGAACTCAGGGTTTAAATCCAAGTATTTTTGTTCTAACTCAAGTAATATAGTTTCATTACACTCCTCAACCAACTCAAACACAAAATTATCCTCACCATACTTATCCCAAGACCTTTGTAAGTGGATATTATGATGTTTTCCGTTTTTTAAGTTGTTTGAATGTGTTCTCCATCTTTTTTCTATATTTTTAGAAGAACCATAATAACACTTTTTGTTTTTCAAATTTTTTATTCTATAAATTCCAATCATAGGACTACCTTTTAATATAAATATCTACAAAAGTTAAAAAGTTAAAGGGTAGTCCTAAAAAAACTAGTTAGAAAGCGGCATTTTGATAGTCGGGTGTGATTGGTAGTTTTTAAGTGTGAAATCACCAATAACATAAGATTCTATAGATGGTCTTGACCCTTCATAAGTTGGGAATGGATTAAGGGTTGGCAACTCAAATGGTTCTCTTGTTAATTGTTCTTTTACACCATCAATCTGATTAAGGTATATGTGACAATCACCCATATTTGAAATTAACTCATCAGGAACCATATTAACCTCCTTTGCTAATATTGTTAGAAGTAATCCATAAGATGCCAAATTAAATGGTGTTCCAAGTGGAACATCTTGGCTTCTAGCGTTATACATTAAAGAGATTGCTCTGGTTGGAATATTAAATCCATCAAATAAGTTATTCCATCCATTTTCATCGGTTGGAAAGATATCTTTCGCGTGGTTTGACTTATCGTAAATGTCCTTGCGTTCCTGTGAACTCAACTCTCTTGTATAAACTTGAAATCCATAATGGCAAGGTGGAAGTACCATTTGGTCTAATTCTCCAACATTCCAAGCTGAAACCATTAATCGTCTTGAGTCTGGATTTGTTTTAAGGTCACGGATTAGGTTTTGGATTTGGTCTATTGACGGGTTTAATTTTTTAATTTCATCAATAACAAATTTTCTATTGGAAGAACCATATGGTAATTTTCCATTTTGAATATCGTAATCAACTTCATTGGTATAAACATTACCCAACTCATCTATTATATTACTACCCCAACTTCTCCATTGCTTACCATACACGGGACCTAATTCACCCCACTTTTTAGCAAACTCATCATCTGTTTTGATTTTGTTGATGAATTCTTCTTGAGTAAAAGAACGCTTTACTTGTTCATCCTCATAAAATTCGTGACCATCTTTATAAGCGGTACAGTAATTCTTGTACGCATCACCATCCCAAATATGACAACCATTATCAACAAGGAACTTAATGTTTGTATCACCACGAAGGAACCATAATAACTCGGTCACCATAGTTTTCCAAGCCATCTTCTTGGTTGTAAGTAATGGGAACCCATCTTTCATGTTATGACGAATGGTATAACCAAAAATACTTTTGGTTCCTGTACCTGTTCGGTCTTTCTTTTCAACTCCGTAATCTAAAATAGTTTGGAGTAAATCTTGGTATTGTTTATCTAACTTATTCATGTTATTCTTCCTCTTCTTTTTGTTCTCTACGCATTTTTTCTAATTCATAGATGTCATCCCAATATTTTTCTTCTGTTGTATCAGCACCCCAAATAAACATTCTCCATCCTATTGATCCGATCCATAGTCGGAGTCGTGTTAAAATTGATAATTTTCCCATATTATTTGTTTTTCCATTCTTTCCAAGTTTCAAAATCTTTGAGGGATTCCAATTTTTCGTTCTCCATTTGTTTGGCTTTTTCTGCCATACTAATAGAAATCCCACCAACTTTCTTGTACTGCTCAACTAACCAGTCTACAGCACTTTGTTCAATATTATTTTCCATCTTTAATAATTCCTAATTCAATTCTGTATTTTTTTATTTTATCTCTGACAGGTTGGAACTCATCTCCGTTACTTGCCTTGTGTCCTTTACCAATCGCATCACAGATCATCGATTCGTTTTTTAAAATAAAAGTCAATTTTTCTTGATTTGTCAACTCATAAGGAACAACTTCTGTCCTGATGAACTCACGGATCATCGCTCTGATCTTATCAATCTGTTCTGACGGGTTCTGTTTTGTTCCGTGAACCATTACAGATGTTTGATAGATCGTTCTACTCAAATCTAATATCTTCTTATCAAATCCCATCTTTATTTGTATTTCTAATTACACCTTCAACTCTACCCATATGATTGTAAGAATCCTCAATAACTTCTTTCACATATTCTGTATGTGGTTTTGTTCTATCTTCTTGTCTGTGATAATATAAACCCCAATCTCTATTACCATCTTGTGCTGGTAGTGGTTGTATTTCTTTAACACCATTTTCAAGTACATCCTTAACTTGAATCATAGGTGTGTATGTTGGAATCCCATCAACAAATTCAAAATAACCGTGTTCTTCACATCTATTGGATTTCCATACTTTAAGTTCTTTAACACCATCTCTTATTGCTTGTTTCGCATTAACCTTAAAAATTTCAGACATTAAGTTAATATTTGAAATTTCTTTAGTTTCTTTAACACCATTTTCAATTGCGTCGTTAATGTTTTCTGTAATCTCACTATTAGTAACCTGGTGGTCCATTTGTTCCAAACTTTCCAACATACTTTCTTTAGTTTCTTTCACTCCATTTTTAATTGTATTCATAACATGTATGGTACGAAAAAGTCTATCCTCTTTGGTTTCTTTAACACCATTTTGTATGGTGTCTTCAACGAAACGCTTGCGGGTATAGTTGTAAGATTTGGTGTGTCTTACCCCATTTTGAATAGTGTCTTCAACCTCATTATTTTGTTTTGGAGATTCAATTTGATGAACTATTTTCCCTTTCATCTCTATTGAACCCAAATAACCACTAGGTGTTGTTTCTTTCACCCCATTTTGAATGGTGTCTTCAACTGACTTTGAACGCTTGTTTGATATTTTTAGGGTGTCCTTCACTCCCTCTTGAATGGTGTCTTCAACACTTAACTGGTTTCGGAATTCCATGTCAAAAGTGCGTTTCACCCCCTCTTGAATGACGTCTTCAACCTGGTTAGGAATCTCAGTTTGAAAGTGGTAGGTGTTCTTCACCCCATTTTGAATTGTATTTTCCATTTTTTTATCAAAAAACTTCATAACATCAACATGATGGGCCTCTTTCACCCCATTTTGAATGGTGTCTTCAATATGATGAATCATATTAGCAGCATTGTCCAAAGTTTCATCAATCTTTGGTTTATTCAAAAATCTTGATTCAAACCAGTTCTTAATCAAATCTCTTTCTTCGGTGCAGTCCTTACCGATCAGATCCAACTCATTTTGAAATACATTATAGTTGAACCATAAGGTTTTATCTTTTGTGAACTCAATCACCCATTTTCTACTTTCGGTGAAGATCAACCAAGTTGATCCTTGTTTTGTCACATACTTGTCGGCACCTTCAACCATTTGGTCAAACATCCCAAAGACAAGTTTCTCTAATTTATTTCCTGATGGATTTTTCATTTCATTTTTTGAATTGTATAATTCCCACATAAAATTGTTGGTGTACCAGGTGTGTTGTCTTTACCAGGTCTATCATTAAACATAACACACCCATCTTCATTTTTGTTATAGAAATTACATTCATATACCATTCCTCGATTGTCATAAATCACATATTTGTAGTTACCGCTCCCTCCATCACAAGAAGATACCACAATTGCTGTGGTTAAAATTAAAAATAGTTTTTTCATTTTTTTTCTTTTATCTCTATGTTGTTTCCTAAATAGTATTTTTCAAAAACAGTTATGTTTTCATAGCCAACTTCTAAAATTCTATCTAAAATATCATCAATAGTCAAATTCTCACCTAAGTATGAATCTAATTTCTCTAAAAATTCTTTTGAGAAGTATTCAAGATCATCAAGTAATTTATTTCCGTGATCATCAGTCTTATAAGGTACGTCGTATTTTTTCAATACCTCTTCAATTTTTTCTTGTAATTTATCATCCAAGAAAAATATATCCCAAGATCCCATAGGTGAATCACCAGTGTCGTTAATTCCTTTCAAGGTCAATTGGATTGCCCATTTTGTTTCAGTTTCATCCATCTTATCCCAAATTCTCACAGTTAGTTCCTCAGTTGGAAATGGGTATTCGAATCTAATGATTCTGAAGTTTGTTAGATATTTCATATTTTAAAAATTAGTTTTCCGTCGTCGTATATTTTAACAATTAACTTTTTATAATCTAAAAATTGTTTAGATGTTGATATCCAATACTCTATTCCTTTATTAATTGTTGTTATCAATGAATATGTTTTTTGATCGTTGTCAAAAATATTAATTTCAAGATCTCTACTAAAATTTACATTGGAAGAAATGTACATCTTATTTTCGTTATTATCCAATCTATATTTAAACATATTTTGTTGGAACATGAATGTATCATCAGACATTTTACCTTTGATGCCATGAAAAAATATGAATCTTTTTCTTTCAGAATTTTTTGGTACGAAGACAAACGGTTCTACTTCAAGTTCTTCATTATAATTTGATTCAAAATATTCGAGTACATTTTCAATTTTACTAATATTCATTTGCATCAGAGGTAATCTATCATTATATTGGTATTTCCAAAGTAATGTATTGACTGATGTTTCATCACAAAAAGGGTAAAAATATTCAATTTCATCTCTTGTCATATCAAATGCTAAATTATTTAACCAATTATATTCTCTAATGAATTGAATGCAATTTTGGTTATATAACATTACTGAAGCGACAGAATAAGGTTTTCTATTTTGTATATTTATGAAATGTTTTTTCATTAATGGGTATTCCAAAATATTTGTTTCATCAAATCCCCCATTATGAAATGGATTTCCCCTACCAAAAGCAATTTGATATTCATATATTCCCTGTTGGATTAATGGGTAATGTGTTATTTTATCAAAATATTGATACAAATTTGAGATATTACCTGTTGGTAATAAGTCTGAATCCAAATATATTGTATTATTTAATTTTAAAGTTTCTAATGAATGTAATATAATTCTACTTTTTAAAAAAATTGCTTTATAAACATTTGTATTTCCAATGTCATTTCTAGTACCTTTAAATTGGATATTACTATCTATTTGTTCCTCAGTGATAAAAACACTATTAACATTTTCTATTGTTGGTTTGTATAAAAAATTAACGGTATATAGATAGAAAGTTAAATCGTTGTGATATAAATTTAGACTTCTAATTAAATTTAAAGATCCTTCTAAATAATTTTCCGTACAATATAGTACAACTGGAATTTTTTCAATCATATTATTATATTATTTTTTTATAAACCACCAAGTTCCTAAAAACTCATTAGTTTTATTTACAGTATAACCATTTTCTGATGCAAACTCATCAACTGCTGGTTTGACACCAAAAAATCCTGAAAATTTTGCCAATTCAGGTTTACCATCAGGATAAGTATAAACTGCTTGATTTTTTTCTTCTTTACCTTCATAAAAATAATCAGGTAAATAATCATGACCCATCACTAATCCTCCAGATTTAACTTTCCTATACCAGTCTTTCAAATCATCTTTTACCGCTTCATATGTGTGATTGGCATCAATATAAACAAAATCTAGTGATTCATCGGAAAATAGTTTAGAAGCCTCATTACCTGTCATACGTAACATGAATGCTCTATCTTCATATCCTTTTAAATTTTCAATAACACTAGAATAAGCGTCAATATGATATTTATTATTTGTTGCGTCGTTATATTCATCTTCATTCATTGGTCTCCAAATGTCAACTAAATAAATTTTACCTGACCAATTTCTTATAATGTGAGCGGCAAATTCTCCTTTGAAAGATCCTACCTCAACCCCTTTTGTTTTTAATGATAGTTGTGACAAAAGATTTGGTAATTCTAATCTATTTTCCATAACTTAATTTTTACTTTAATAATTCTAAAACGGCGTTGAATACTCCGTTTACTGATGGTTGACATTCGAATGTCGGTTTATTTTCAAAACATCCGTGACTTGGGAACCCATCAGTTATTTTATTTGATCCATTAGTATTATATTTCATATCAGATTGACAAAATAACTTACAAGATCCACCAACAAATGTATGTTTATATTCTTGACTACCATTTCTCCATGGAGTCTTATAATAATGATGAATAGCACTACCAACTTCAATTATATGTGCATTTGTAGTACCAGCAAAGTGTAACATACCCGTATCTAAAGTCACAACAGCCAAACTATTATTCAATAAATGCCAAAGTTGTGATAAGTTTAACTTATTACCAGTATTTATTATATTCTCATTATTAATGTTATGGAATGTTTTTTTATCATCCCCATAATTTACGTCTTTACCGTCAATAACAACTTTAAGTCCTGAAGATAAAATTTTATTAGCCAATTCCTCCCATTTTTCTTTAGGCCAAGTTCTCGATTCCCAAGTTATTGATGGATTTAAAACTACATATTTTCCACTTGGTAATTCAAAATCTAAAGGATCAGGATAAAACTCTAATGTTCTTTCTTCAGGTAGAACTTGAAATCCTAATGAAGTTGAAAAATAATCGAACATTGACATTTTTCTTATTTGTTTTTGAATCCCGTTATTTTGGTGGATATTGCAGTCGTAAATTAAAACGTTTTCAGGAATTATTTCACCAGAATTAGTATCATAAACTTTTTTTATATATGGATTATTTATAAAAAGATTAGGTAAATTTGTCTCTAAGTGTAACTTAACATTGTGACATCTACTTATATATTTTATTAAAGGTGTGACATTTATAATATCACCCAAACATCCAGATACCTTAATACCAAATTCACTCATAACTTTATAGGCTGTCGTGTTCTACTCGTTTAATTTTTGCAAAATAATTTTTGGTCATCTGTTCTTTGGTTTCACAATATTCTCCTTTGATAATAAAATCAAAAACCACTTCTAAATCTTCTTTCAAGAATTTTTTTGTACTTTCTTTGAGTAACCATTTTTTTGTTTCTTCACATAATGGATAGAGTTTATCATCATTCTGATCTTTAACCATCCATTCTCCAAGTGTTTGTGTTAGGTATCCTGTCATGATTTGAGTTTTTCATTAAAGATTTCGTCGCCTTTATTTTGAAGGTAATACTCAAGTGGTTGTATTAACTCATAATAGTATGTATGCCAGTAAGCGTCGATATGTTTATTTTGTATTTGTTTATCAAAGTTTCTAATTAATTTTCTTGTTGTTATAACTTGATCAACAGTCTTACAAGAGTCAATTACTTTTTCAATCCATTTTCCCACGTCTCCGTAGTGTCTACTTCTATTTTCCATATTGTTCTTCTAAATAATCATAAAGGTTTTTAAACTCGATTGTCTCTTCTTTGTTTTGATAAAACGACATCATCTTTTTTGAGAATAGTCCATACTTTCTGTCATGACCTAATCTATCTTCAACGTGATTTATTTGAACTTCTTTGTTTAGGATTGATGCAATTTTATTAATTATATCTAAATTTGTTACTCTAAATCCTGTTCCAATATTCATTATTTGGTTTATAACAGTATCATCAAACATGAAATCACAAATAACTTTAACATTATCATAAACATACATCCACTCTCTCACTTGTTTTCCATCCCCATATACCGGTATTGGTTTTTCTTCTTTGATTGATCTTGCAATTGTTGGTAAAAACTTTTCTTCAAATTGATGTTCACCAAAGTTATTACAAGTTCTTGTGATCAAGTAAGGGAGCCCGTAAGTTCTATTAGCCGATAATACCAACATGTCAGATGCCGCCTTTGTTGCTGAATAATATGAACTTGGTTTAAGATAATCTTCTTCTTTTGCAATATGGTTTATGGAAAAATGTTCATCCATATCACCATAAACTTCATCTGTTGAAATGTGGATAAATTTCTTAAGGTTTTTGTTTTTTCTTGAGATCTCTAATAAGTTAAATGTTCCTTCTACGTTTGTTTTCACGAAAGGTAATCCATTACTGATTGAGTTGTCAACGTGTGACTCTGCCGCAAAATGAACAATATAATCAAACTCACCTAGTTCATCTGCAGTTACATCACAAATATCTTTTTGTAATAATTTCACATTGTGTTTAATATTATTCTTACTTCCAGCGTATGTTAATTTATCAATACAAAGAACATCACATTCAAAATTATCCAATAAGTAATTAATAAATGACGAACCAATAAAACCCGCTCCTCCTGTAACAACTACTCTCATACTATTTAAACAAATTTTCAAGTTGTTTCATTATGATCATTTGTCGTCTTTGTAGATCGGCAACCTTTCTTTTTTCTTCCTCATTTAATTCGTAACTGTTTGCCTTTATGTCGGCAATCTCGTTTGCCAATTTTCGATGTTCATTCATCAATTGTCCGTGTATGATTCTTTTGTCTTGCATAATTTTATTTTTTAATCCCACCATTGGGCCAATTTTTCCTCTAAAACTCGGAAAAGAAGTTTATTTGCTTTATTATGATTATAGTAAGATACCAATAAACATAAACGCTTTTTATCATCTTGTTCACCGTGTTCTTTAATAATAGCACGAACTGAAGAAGGATATTTGTTTAAGTACTCGTCAAATCTTTCCGCAGTTGTTTCAATCTCAATAGATTTTAAGTTTGGGTTATCTGATACGTCCTCAAAACTTATAGTATTATCCCAATAATCCATACACTCTAATGAATAATGTTCTTCCTTAACTCTTTCAAGTAAGTTAAGAGCCAAAGTCATATAACGATTGTCTCTTTCAACCTCTGTATGTCTATTGGCATTTACAAGTTCTTTTCTTTGGAACTCTATTTTTTTCTGTAAGATTTTTAGAATGTATACCCCATCCCAATCTCTATCGTGGTAGATAGTTGGTATCCATCTGATGATGTTTTTTACACCTTCAAGAAAATATCTTATTCTCCAATTTAATTTACCATATAAAGTGTTTCTACTCCAAGCAGAGTCTTCAGGGATGGGTAGTTGTTTATATGTTTTCATTTGTCTAATGTGTGATCAATTAAAATAAATGGTGGGTGGATTCTAACTTCTGATCCGTCACTGTTGAAATAATATATCGTATCTCCATCAAAATTTATTGTGTCAGTATACCAAATTGCATCATGCATTGGGTTAAGTCCCGATGTTGGTACATAAACTTTTCCTTTGATTTCGTATTTATATTTTTTCCCACCACAGGAAAATAGTAAAAAGGTTAATAGTAAAATTTTAATTGTCTTCATCTTCATATCTTGTGTTATAGTCTTTTCTTAATTCTTCATATTCCTCCATGGCAACTTTATATTTTTTATTCATGTGTACCCATCCGACAACACAAACAACCCAAATAAACCAATACATTGCATCAAAATTTTTGGTCCAAAAAAAAGTATAAAAAAATTCAAATAACCAAATAAGAGTAATAAAACCTGTTATTCTATTATATGTTCTTGCCTCGTTAATTTTAACGACCATTTCGTTTAGTAACTCGTACTGTTTGTCTTCCATTTTACAAATATAATATTTTTACGGTAATTGATCAAGCCACTCGTTGAAGTCTTCAACAGGTATTTCATTATAATCCAAAAGTTCATTTTGCCAAGTTTGTAATTCAGGTGTAGACACATCCCATCGAGGTGTCATCGCAATCACTTTGGTTCCTTCGTGCTCTAAACTTCTAAATGTTGATTCTTGTTCAATAACTTTACCACTACGATATGTTTTGACCAACTTTGGTAACTTGAGGGTTCCTAGTTTATACATAAGGTTGATGTTCGCAAGTTGAATTTTAGCAACTTGTGAAAACTCATCCGAAGGTAGTGCATTAAACTTTGCTCTTTCTTGGACATTTAGTATCTCATTTTTTCTGTATTGGTATTCAACAGTAATTCTTTCATCACCATCTTTGGATCCTTTACGAATTGAGAATATTAAACAATCGGCTCTTTCTGCATAAGTTCTAACACAATTTCGTTGATGTTGTGATTCTTTTTCGTAGTCTGATGTTTTACGAAGAAGTACTGGATAATATGTCTCACCTTGATGTTCGATAGGTGTTTCTAAACTATCAACATCACCATAAAATCTTTCAATCTCACCTTTTCTGTATGATAGTAAAAGACGACTAAACTCCTCGTGTTCTAAATTAAAACTACTCATGTTTGTGAATTTTAGTCTCACATCCTCACCTAAATTTAATAACTCTCGTTTCATATCTAAGTGGTCAAGTAGTGTGCTCCATTTATACCCATCAAAATATGGCATCAAATCTAAAATTCTATCTTTTTCTTTTGGTGTTAAAGGAATTAATACTCTACTGGTATAATAGTTTGGGTAATTGTACTTATCTGTGTAGAAACATTCATAATACCTTCCCATTTTATTCATCTCCAAACTCTTCACGCTATATTCGTCTTTACTATAGTGTTCATCAAAAACTTTGTTTTCAATTTTGTTAAATCTATCAATACCCAATAAATTATAGGTCATATACAATCTATCAAAATCAACCCAAGGCATTTCATTAAAAATCTGTTTAACTTTAGATCCTTTGAGTTTTAGTTTGTCCATTGCGGCATCGACCAAATTCATATTGGTTTTTTGTAATTCTTTTTTAGAAAAGAATATTCCAGTAAATTTTTTCCATTCGTTTGGGATTTTGATGTCATTAACCAAATAATAAGTCAGACTGTAAAAAGATCTCATACAGTCCCACTGAAAATTTTGTGGGTTTTCAATTCCCATTCTATCCCAAATCTTTTCCAAGAAAAAATAAAGATACTGGTCCACAGCGACACTATTATCAATTCTAATGTTTCTTAAGAAAGTTTCGATTGCAAAGTATGTTGGGTTAACTTTCATACTTTTTCCGATAACTTTTTTCTTTTTGGTTGAAAATGTTCCTGAGTAAAACATTTTCTTTTTGAAATTGAATGTGAGATAGTGTGTATTCTTTCTTTCTGTGAAGAACCTACCACCCACTTTTCTATCTTTTATTTGAACTTGGTATTTAATTGATATTTTATCATCACCTTCTTCAATAAACAATCTTTCTCTATCAAAATGTACTGACGCAAATGGATTTCCGAAATGCTCAACAAAGGCATCTTCAGTGTAGATCTGAACATCAGAAAAGAACATATCTTTCTTTTTTGTTATAACATACAAACCTAAAACATTTCTATCTTTTTGATTTATATCGCAATAGTTAAGATATAAACTAGTTCTATAGTTCTTTATCTCTACAAACTTATGAAATGTTTTACCTTCTACTTCTAACATAGAGCAAAGATACAAAAAACCCCCGACTTATTCAACCGGGGGATCACACTTTTTTTTCATTAAACTAAACTTACAATTAACTTACCGGGGTTGTTCCACGCTTCATTATAGATGAAGTCATAATCTTTGAGGTTCTTTATTACTACTTGTTTCATCGCTTGACTTATACCTGTGATGATCTCAACTTCCCTCGACTTTTTATTCATCTGTTCCCAAATAAATTGATCCATTAATTTGGGTACGTCTGCGTGTTTAACTCCATGTAAATCTAAAGTTCTCATAAAAAATGAATTTGTGTATTATGGCGGTTATGCCGTAGAGAAAGGTGTTATTACTCATTATCGTAAAACATTCTTTCACTATCTTCAGTTCTCCATTTTTCTTCAACCTCAACATTATAATAACCATCATTAACAAGATAATCAGGTTTTTCGGGGAATGGTTTTGTTACGAAACTAGCCTCAGACCATTTAACTCTATTATTAGGTTGTAAAGCGATTTGTCCATTGTCTAAGAAAATAATATGATGAGCTTTATGTTCCATTGGATCCTCAGCCAATGAAAGATCTGTATTCATATCATTAGCACCCCAATTAATTGTTGCAAAATACTTTCCTGAATACCACTTCTTATCCTTCATATAAACCTCAACGGGTGCGTCAGGTAAATAACCTATTTGGAATAGGGTGAAGTTATAAGAAAAACAATTCCATATTTGTAAATAATGCAACGGTAAATCATTCTGAGGTGACTCTGGTTTTGTTAATAAAGCATGACATGGTAGTTTATCTCTAACCACTCCATTATCAAGTAAAACTTGGAAGAGAGCGGCTTGACCTGGCATACACCTTACAGATAAAACAACTGCCGGTGTAAATTCACCGTGACCTTTTTGATTTTGATACATATATTCATTACGAACATAAACTTTAACAGGAAAAAAATTGTGTTCTATATATGCCATTACTTTTTTCTCTTTAAATATCTATAAGTTATGTACCCACCTAAAAGAACTACTGTTAAAATTAGTCCTATACTGTGAATGTACGTTTCTATAATACTCATCATAGACTATACTTATATACCCCATTATCAAACTCAACTTCCATCAAACCATCATTTTCTAATATTTTTTCAATTTGGTCTGGTTGGAATTTGATGTTCTCAGGTTCCATAAAGATTTTAAATGCCTTCGTTAATGATAATTTAGAATCGGTTAATAATGTAAGAACAGTTTGGTTTTCACATTCTACAATCGATGGATATTGACCATTTACCGTAACAATAACTTTATCACCAATTTCTACTTTGTCTAAAGACACGACATATGGTTTTTCTTCAACCATAATTAATTTAACTCTTTGTTTTGCATTTTCACTCATAACATAAACCCGTACATTTGTGATACGGCTCCCATATACTTTTTTAGATTTATTACAGCTTGCTTGAAGTCCACTCTTGGTGTCTCCTTAAACCTTTCTGACAGTTGATCGTCAGTTAAAGTTTTATCACAACTATCATAGATGTCCTTAAGCATCTGAAGATAAATCTCTTCTTTACTATAAGTATCATCAATTTTCTTTTCAACCACTTGACCCTCCAACTCAACACAATAATCAATCAATTCCTGAACTTCAGGATGATCCATAAGTGTTCTATTATTTTTGAATATTTGTCTTATGTTCTTCATAGTGTTTATTACATAATGTTGTATGCCAACCAATATTTGTTCTTAATTCTCCTTTTTCTCCACAGGTTTCACAAGTTTCATAACTTAGATTTTCAGCATCACTTATTCTTTTATGAACTTCAGTTGATGCACCATTGATATAAAATCTAAGTCCACCAAATTTTTCTTTTACTTGACAAGTTTGTTTATCCCACCCCAATTCAATAAGATCAGTAATCAGATCCTTAATTAGTGGATACCAGCCAGATCCAACACTAAAAAATCCTGAATCTTTGATTGGACCTCTGTCTGAACGAAATCCGTTTTCGAGTCCACCTATTGATTCTAAAAACTCATTCATTTCTTCTTTAGTCATCTTTTAAAAATTTTAGAATTTTTTCTTTAATACCTGATTGTTTAATACCCTCTCTTGATCGTGGTGTTAAAACAAAATTAGTTAGACCAGGGTTTTTATCCTCTTTACCTGAAAAATATTTAGATAAAAACTCAACACTCATATCAAGGTCATCAATCGCAACCCAATGTGTAACTTCGGGATGATTCTCCAACCAATGTCCGATCTCCATACTTCTCTCTAGTTCCAACTCAGCGCGAAATCTAAATGCATTCCACTCTTTTGGAAATAGGTCTTTAAATATGCCGGTTACAGCAATTGGTCGTTTGATTATTCCTTGACTTTCGTAGTAATCACCAAGTTCCTCTAATGTTGCGTGTAATCTCCAATCAGAACTAACAACAATCTCAGCCCCTGTTTCTTCTAGAATTTCATTTAATACCTTAATGGCTTTTTCATCAAAGTTATCAAATCGTGTATGAACAGGTCGATTTTCAAATTCAACATCACGATTATCTTTATGAAAATTTGCCCATTTAGTCGCTCGTCCACCCCAATTATTTGAGAGGCAGATTACACCATCATTATCTAAGAACAAGATCTTCATCGTTTAAGTTTTTGGTTTTTTTTAACAACTGCCAACAGCATTACCACAAATATAAATAAAATTCCCCACATATCAAAATAATAAGGATTTATATTAAATAGAAAAGGGGGAGTAGCGAATTCCCCCTTTGGTTGTTACCCTAACGGATAACGGTCCTAAAAGCCCACCACTAAGGATGGGGTCTTTTAAAAAACCCCCACCACAAGGATGGGGGTTCATATGATTTGTTTCAAGAGTCAAAAATAGGTTAAAAAGAGAGTTTTAAGTTTTAATCAAATGACTTTTGAGTATTTGAGATGTCAGCTTGAGTCAGTTCGTTACCTTTATCAATTATCCATCCAGTCGGATACTAATTGTAGAACAACCATCACTTTCTAACCCTATCCACAAACCATATTAAATTTCTGTGGTTGCGTTGAAGGTGTCCAATTTGTCTTGGATTTCTTCAATTTTTGCTTCCAACATTTTTACCTCTTGGTTTCTACTAACCAAAGAGATTTCAGAAGTTAAAACCACTTCACTTTCCATTCGGAAACGATCACGATTTGACCTTCCTTCAGTACAGTCCATTTTTTTTAGGGCTGCAATTGTTGATTTCATTTCTGACATCCAAAAGATGTCTTCCATCACCTCTGCATTTGCGATGTGGATTTTTGCCTTCAAAGACGCCAATTCTTTGGTATCTTTTTGGATCTGATTGTACAACGCTACCGTGCTGTATGGTCTTTGGTTACCAACCTCAACTGAGTTGTGTTGTTGCATCAACTTTGTGTTCTCAGCAATGTTTTTAACCAGTTTGTTTTTCTGTTTAAGTGCCTGTTTAATTGTCATGTTTTCTTTTTTGTTTTGGAAGTATAATCAATCTTTTTTACTTGGTCAAGAGAATTGTGTCAACTGTATAGTAACAATAACTTTCTTCATCAATATGACAGTGTTCTACTTTTATCTCATATGACGAATATGCATCACAGTGACTCTTTGATGTCTTGCAACTTGATAGTAATAACAATCCAATAATTAAACTAAACTTCTTCATTTTCATTTTTTTTTAATTCCAATTTTAATGACCAAGGATCGAAGCAAATAAATGATTTACACTGTTTAACTTCATTAACCATACAGTCGTAGTAATAATCACCCTCGTTTATTGGTTTACTTATTACCGTTTCATAAATATTTCCTTCGTGCTCTATAATCATTTTAAAAATCTTAAATAATAAACTTCACCTAATAATAACAATGCTAGTGACGACATTGCAAACCCTAAATAATCACTCACATAAAATGTTCCTACCATTACAAATAATAAAATTAAAAATAACGGTACGTAATAAATTCCTTTTTTCATCTTCCAAATCCTACTTTTCCTGAACCTTTTATTGATGGTGCTTTTTTCAATCCTTCAAGGTTATCCATCACTTCCTCAAATTCTCTTCCCATAACAATAGTTGAAATTACGACTTCTTTCAAGTGTGAAAGGGACATTCCTTCGGTTCTTTTTACCCACTCTTGAACATCAATACCTTTGATATCTTCTTCTGTCAACTTGTGACGAATGTACGCTTCGCGAATATCGTCATTTGGAAGTTCAACTTTATATCTTCTATCAAAACGAGATGGTCTGTTTGTAATACGATCCTGTAATTTCTCAGGATAGTTAGTAGTAGCGATGTAAACAACATCTTCAATTTGTTTTACACCATCTAAGATGTTTAACAATCTACTTGTTGAGTGGCTATTCTCACCGGCGATTGAGTCAATATCCTCTAACAATACAATCAATGGTCGGTTAGGTTCAATCTTTCTGAATGTTGCAATAAAGTCCATAAAGTAATCAACATCGTCTTGGTCTTTAATGTTGATAATAATACCGTCATTATCAATTAATTGTTTTGAAATTAATTGGATAATACCTGACTTACCACAACCTGGTTCACCGTACATTAGAATACCTCGTTTGTGAACAAAGTTATATTCTTTATACTTGTCTCTACGATCCCAAAAGTTTTGAATGTCTTTTAAGATATCTGTAATCTCGTATGAAGGTAATTGATACAACTCATCGGTCTTGAATGGTTGTTTCTTTAATGTGTGTTGGTTTAGTTGTCTGTTCCATACAACTTCGTAAATACCTGATGGTACTTTTGGAACTGATGTAAATGCCGGAACAAACTCCTCATCTTGTAATGTCCCCCAACAGGTTGGTGAATTACTTACAGGTTTATCTTCTTTATGATTACTTAATGTGGTATACACGTTTTCATCTGACATTTTTATATTTTCGAGTCTTTCAATCATGTTTAATTCAGCAATATAGTCTTCAATTTGGTCCTCTCTCATCTTACTAAAATTGGGTGTATAATTATTAAAATTTCTTCTGTTTTATCTTTCATTTTTACAACTCTGTCTTTATGGAGTTTCAGAGTTTCTTTTGGGTTTTTTGTTTTTAAGTGTTCAAATTGAGCTTTCATTTCTGTTCTCGCGTCTGATTCTTTTTTGAAGTACCCAAAGTAGTCATCACAACCACCCACTCCTCTTGTTCTATCGTAAACCCCATAGATCAGGTCGTTGTCTTTTGCCATTATAATTTATTTGCAATTGTTTTGATTGTTTCTTCATCTTCATTTGAAAGTCTGTGTCTGTTATTCATTAGAGTCAAAAGTGTATTTTTCCACTCCTCATCTAAAAAACTCATACTTTCATTTTTACTTGTGTTTGTTGATATTACTACACCTTCTTCAACAAGTAAATCAACTAACTTTAAAATTTCACGATCTGATAAATTTTCGTAGATATCATTTACATCTAATTCTACTTCTGCTTCTGTCCAAAATGTTGCCATAATTTTTCTTTTTTAAATGATAATAAAAAAAGGTGACTCCATCAATGGGAGTCACCAACATTATTTTTTTCTCCGTAGATCAAGTAGTCAGGATTGATTACCTTCGCAACTTTGTTACGTACACCACTCAAACATTTAACTACAATACCTTCATGAGGAACTTTAGTACCTTCTATGAAATTACCGAATACAAACATATCTTGAGTCTCTTTATTCCAGGGACCAGTGTATAATAAATCTACTTTTGGTAAATCCAATTCGTCAAATACACCTCTCTCAGTAAAGAATGGTTTGTAAGTACCGTTAACTTCAATATCAAAACCAGCAAAACGAATATCACTTAAACCATAGTCGTAGTTCTTTTGAATTCCGTGTCCATAAATTTCACCATAGATTACGATACCACTACCTAATCTTTCAGGAGTGTAGTATTTTTTAACGTAGTTCCACAACTTTTCTTGGATATTGTATTCCTCCGCCACAGTTCTCCATACATCAGTTGAATAGAACCCTTGAGAGGTGGATCCTTTTTCAACATTGTGAGATCCATAAACGTAATCAAACTCAACCCATTTGTTTCCAAAGAATTTTTTGATACGATCCAAGATTGAAAGTTTTTTCTTTCTTACAATACCATAACGAGCATTGGTTCCGTGAAGTTTACGAGTGATTGAAACTTTATCCTCCTCAGTAAAAAGATCTGGTACATTCTTCAAGTTAGGGAACTTGTAGTAAACGTGGAAGTTAGGGTTTTGGTGGTATTTGAATTTTCTACCTCCAACACTCATCTCAACCATCTTAACTGGTGGTTCGTATTTAGTAATACCCAAGATATTCATCATGTCGTGACCTTCACTTACATTGTTCTCCAAAGATTTCGGTGCTAAGTATTTGAATGGTATTAACAAACACTCAGAGTAAACTCCACGAAGTTTCACAGTTCTAACTCTTTGACCTTTTCTCAAGTATCCAGTCACTACCATCAAGTCAGATAACTCAACAGGGATTACCGCATCGGTAGTTGCAACAACAACCTTATTACCTACTTCGTATTCACCTTTCTTGGTGATTGCTTGCCAACCACCAACCATTGCAAGTTCTATGTTATCTGCCCCTTCTATTGGTCGTATCTCACCGATTACACCAACATAACATACACTATTTAAATTTTCCATTT